AATCCTGCGCTGGCTGTCGTTGCCGGAGGAGGAACACAATGCGCAGGACTGATCTCACAAATAGGCAGTTTGGAAAACTACATGTGCTTGAGTTTTCAGGCCGCGACCAGCATGGGCACGCGCTCTGGCTCTGCCGGTGCGATTGCGGCAGGGAAACTGTTGTTGCGGCGTGGCGGCTTAACAGCGGGAAATCGCAGTCTTGCGGATGCGCGCACAACGCATGGCGCGAGACGCGGCCGAAGCCAGAGAAGCCGCCGCGGAAACGGGCTGAGCGCGCACCTGCCGCGAAAAGGCTGCGCGCGCCTGCCCCGCGTGCGGTCAGCCCCTGCTATAACGTGTACTGCGAGTATCGCAACAACATCCCCCGCGGCGGCGTGTGGAGCTGTATGAACCGAAGAGGATGCCTGGACTGTCAACCGGTCCGGGCAAGCGAAAAGGAGGAACCACGGTGACAGATGCACAAGTTTTGCAGGCATTGAAGCGCCTGCGGGTTGAGACAGGAAGCCTCGCGTGCTTCGGGTGCGGGCATGAGCACAGTTGCAACGTCCACGGCTGCCAGATTCTGCGCGAAGGCGGCGCTCGGCTTGAACATTTTATTGCAGAAAACAGAGCGCTGCGCAGCGCTTTGGCGTCGAGACCGGCAAAGCGCGCACAAAAGCAGGCGCGAGACGCGAGCGTCACATTCCTGCGGGAGATGGCAAAAGAGTCGAACGCCCAGCGGGCGAAGGCAGAAGCCGAGAGGGACGCGCTGCTTGAGCAGATAAAAGCGCGTCGCTCGTGTCTGGATTGTAAGCATTTCGACTACTGCGAATTTGATGATGCGACTGTTATCGAATGCATGAACTGTGTGACGAAAAATTGTCCATGTTACCAATGCGGCAATTCCAGCCGCTGGGAATGGCGCGGATTGCCGGAAGCGCCGGAGGTGAAATGATGAAAGGTGCATCGAACTTTGACAAGCTGTGCCATCAGGTTTACAACGCCGACGGCAACGGGCGTGACTACATCGGAAAGGCTACTGGAGTGACGTGCAGGCTCTGCAAAAGTCCGCTCTATGCGTATTACTGCGAGGAACGGTTGTATCTCGTTGAGTGCAAAACCTGCAAAATGAAAGCATTGGTGATGGCAGAAAACCCGCAGGCGTCAGCATACAGAGCTTTTGGAATTGAGGTAAAGTGATGGAAAGACTTACAGCAGAAAATCAGCCGACACCGAGCGGAAAGACGGTTGCCTTGTTCGATCTTAGCGAAGTTCAGGAATCAATGGAGGGCAAGAAGGATGGCTGAAACATACTGTACCGCATTTATGGAGGGCTTGCCGCCTGAAAAGCAGGCCGAGGGACTTGGCGTTCAGGCCGCCGTAATCCTCGGCGAATGCTTCCGGTGCAAAGACTATGCACGATGCTCCACAGACGAGACGTTCAAGTTCCCGGCAGATGCCGCCTGCATGGTGCGCAGGGATATGGTTTTGAAGGAATGGGGATTGGAGGGCAAGAAGAATGGCTAAGTTTATCACGAAATCACAGATGGAAGAGCTGGAAGATGCTTGCACATTTGGAATCGCGGGGGCAAATAAGTTGCTCGAGAAATACGCAGGAATCCAAGCCCGCGCATACACAGCGTACAACTACTACGACGAAAATGACGATTTCCTCGCGAACAGCGATGAAGCGGACATTTACGGGTTGCTTGAAATGGCAGGCGTGGAGGTGCGGCATGGCGGCTGATCGCTATATCAGCCGGAAATGGCTGCTTGAGACATTGGCAAAATACAAAGATATTGGTTCCTGGAACACAGAAGTTTGTGACGCAGATACCATTTCGAGAGTGTTGGACGTGGTGGGAAATGCTGTGAATGGTGCCCCGTCCATTGGCCCCAGACAATGTGCGAATAAAATCCTTGCGGCAAAAAACATGGCGCTGGAGGTAAATGTGAAAATGCTGAAGGACAATGTAGAACGTGCAAAAAGCCTGTATAGGCAATATGAGAGCGTTGGCAATGATTTGCTTATGGGCTTCTATACAGGAGTCGTTTATGCGAGAAAGGAATCCGTTTTGATGCTGGAAAGGCTGGTGCAGGATGGTTGACGAATACATCAGCCGCGAAGCGGCGCTGGCAGATTTTGAATCCTGCAACGCGGAAAATCCGAACTGGACACCTCAACGGGTGAAAACGCTCCTGCTGCGCCAGCCCGCCGCAGACGTTGCGGAGGTGGTGCGGTGCAGGGATTGTGCCAAGCATTACGTTGTACTGGGCCGCGATATGTGCGCGAAAAACGCGAGCGGATTAAAAGATCATTTGATTGGCTTATCTGCGACGCTGCCGGACGCTTTTTGCAGCCGAGGCGTGAGAAAGGATGAAGGTGAAAACGATGTTTCAGGTTGAGCTTTTATCGGGTGGTGTATTCATCGTGTATGCAGTCGATACGAACCTATCCATGTTCTTGATTTACCGTGATGGATACTGGGAATGGATCGATGTAACGGAATGCAAACCGTACACATATCCGTTCCCGATGGTGACCAAAAATTTCACGGAGGGCACGACATGAGCTACATGCAGAAGCTGGAGCAGCTTGCTCAGACGAATCTGGACATTGGGTTTAACGCCGGGTTCCAGGCAGCGACAGATCTGTGGATGCTCGCGCTGGCGCAGGAGGGCTTCGGCCCAGGGCGGATGCGGCGCACAGCACACGGTGTGGCACAGCTTTATCGTGAGTTTGGACATGCGTGGCGAAACGAGCCGGAGTCCGACTATGCGCAGGAGCAGATCGACCGCGTTCTGAAGCCGCTCTGCGGCGAGGAGTTCGTGCCGTTCCGCGAACGAAACGAATGGGTGCGGAAACTGAAATACGGGAAAGGAGCGAAGAAATGACGAGAAAAAGAGCCGTTAAGCTACTGATGGCGCGTGGGTGCAGCCGGAACTGTGCAAATTCTCTTATGCGCGCAAAGCCTCCCGGGCATAGCAATGAGAGTCATTACATCCGCATTACATTGGCTCGCCGTCTGCGAGATAGCGCTTTAGCCTTCGCGCGGCTATCAGCCGTGGCCGCCGCCGCGCGCTGTGCAATGTCCCGATTGGCGCAGGCTATAAACGAAATCAAAGGAGGGACTGGACTTTGACACCAGGAGAGATCGAGTTCGTAATCAAACAGGAGCGGCGGCTCTGCAAGGTTGGCCACGAGCTTGGATATTTTCATCGCTGGGACGATACGCTCCTCGGCGGTGTGGCGGCAGTTGTAGAATTCCCGGACGGCGTTCGACGCGTCCTTCTCGGCGACATTGCTTTCTGCGATGAGGAGAACGCAGCCTTGCAGCACATGAATGAATACCACAGAATGGAGCTGATGCCGAATCAACAGGGTGATTGAACTGCGCGCGGGCAACCGCGTTCGCGCAATTGAGCTTGCATCGCGGCCACCGAGGACCGGTGGCCGTGCGGCAAAGCAATTTGAAACCAGCCTCGTTCAGGAGGCCGTCAACATTAAAACCGCATGTATGCGTCTTGAGTTCTTATTGTATGCAAACTTCAGCCCGCAAGACTGGTTCGTGACACTCACTTATGATGACGAGCACCTGCCGCCGAATTATGAGGCAGCGCGCAAAAATGCACCGGCCTACTTCCGCAAGGTGCGAGAGGCGCGCCGGGTAAGGGCACTGCCGTTCGGATATGTCTATGTCATGGAGGGTATGCACGGCGATCACCGCATCCACCATCATTTCGTGATCCAGCGGGCGGACGGCGACGAGATGCTGCTCCGCTGCTTCTGGCAGAAGGGATCGGTCGATACCCGGACGATTGAGGACTTCGGCGGCTACCGCAAGGTGGCGAGGTATCTTACCAAGGAGCCGAGGAAAACCGGGAAGCTCCGCGTCGGGCAGCGGATGTGGACGCCAAGCAAGGGCCTCATCAAACCGGAACGGCTGGACGTCGAGCTGCCGCCGGGCGCGCACTATTCGCCGCCGGACAAAGCTATCCCGTTCGAGGGCGAGAAGTTCCCGGAACGCATCGACAACAGCTTCGGAAGCTACGTGCTGTACGACTATGAAATCCCGGAAAACTGAACATTGCATTTACAATTTTCCCTTGAAACAACCTATAAATAATCAGAAAGGTGGAACAAAAGTCTTGCAAAGCAAAAATGCGCGTGATATACTATTGGTGTCAGCAGGTGGCAAGCTGATCTGCCCGCTGTGCGGACGGCCGACGCAGCAGCGTGTGCTGCCGACGACAACGCTGACAGACTTCCCGCTGTACTGCAAGGTGTGCAGACGCGAGTCCGTCGTAAACGTGAATATGAGCCTGAGCCAGAGCCTTTGCGCCAGCGCCTGCGCCAAATGATTTGACCGTGTGAACGGTAGATCGTTTGGCGCTTTTGTTTTGCAGCCGAGGTGATAGCCGGATGGCATGAGCGCCATGATCTCCGTCGTGAGGTCATGGCGCTTTTGCTTTATCTGCGATGCTGGATGAAAGGGCGGTGATCCCAGACGGACTACAAGAGCAAGCGATGGCTGCGCCTGCGGGATGCAATCCTGCGGCGCGACGGCTACAAGTGCCGCGAGGCTGGCCGCTATGGCCGAAACGAAACCGCGACGACAGTGCACCATGTCTACCCTGTTGAGGATTTCCCAGGCTGGCAATGGTGCCGCTGGAATCTGATTGCTGTCAGCCAGGCCGCGCACAACAGCTTCCACGATCGGACGACCGGAAAGCTGACCGAGCGAGGCCTCATGTGGCAGCGGCGAGTGATCCCCCCTCCCGATTCGCCTCCGCCGTTTTAGCAAAAGCACCGGATGGGGCCACCTTTTCCGACGGCGGGAAAACCGGCGGAGGGGGTTAAGCCGGAGGGCCAGGCGTGCGCGCGACGCGCGCGTCGTGGAATTGCGCGACGCGGGCGCAAACGACGCGGGCACGCGAAAACGGCCGCTCGAATGGCGGTGCGAGAATACATCGGAGGCCGCGCCGGGCGCTTTTGCCTGCATGATAGTCCTTCACACCGGGCGCGGTTTGGCCGCCGCGTCTGGCGGAGCCTCCGAGGAAAGGAGACCATGGCGCGCGAAGATATGATCCGGCAGGACATGAAACTTGTCGGGACTTACAACGAAATCTTTGAGCCGACGATCAAACAGCTGGCGAAAACCGAACGTGAGCTTTCGCGTGCCGAGAAGGAGTGGAAGAAGCAGGGCGGCCAGCGCGTGTGTACGATGATCAACAAGACCGGCGCAGAATATACGGCGAAAAGCCCATACTGGACGGATGTCCAGGACTTGCGTGCCACTGTTCAGAGCCTGCGCAATCAACTCGGTCTGACGCCGACCGGCCTCAACAAGGCCCGCGGCAAGGCACCGTCGAACGGCGGCGTCGGCAAGCTGGAGCGACTGCTTGAGGATGCGCATAATCACGCAATCGAATGCGCCGCACAGTATCAGCGCGACGTTGAGAACTTTGTGCAGTCGGTTTTATCTGGTGAATCCGGATTGTGTGAGGACGCGGTACTCGCTTGCAAACGGTACGTGTCAGACTTGGCCACTGGAAAGTGGGAATTTCGCTCAGAGCCAGCGAATGACATCATTGCCATCATCGAGACGATGATCTGCCACCAGCAGGGCGAATTTCTCGACGCGACACCACTTCGCGGGACGCCGTTTCTGCTGCTCCCTTATCACAAATTCATCGTCTACAACGTTATGGGTTTTTACCTGCCGGGTACGAAAATCCGGCGCTTTAAGGAAGCTGTCGATTTCATCCCCCGCAAAAACGTCAAAACGACGTTTGCTGCGGCTCTGGCGTTTGCGCTGGCCCTGTATGAACGGGCCTCCGGCTCGAAGGTGTACGAGGTCGGCGGCGCGCTCAAGCAGGCGCTGGAAGGCTTCGACTTCCTCAAGTACAACGCCGCGCGCCTGGGCGTGACCGTTAAGGACGATCCGGAAAACGGCCTGCGGATTATCGATAACAACATGGAACGCTCGATCTCCGGCGACATCGGCGACGGTATGATCTCCATCAACGCTCTGGCTGCGAATCCCGACAAACAGGACTCTTTCAACTGCAACATTGTCATTGCGGACGAGGCTCACACTTACAAAAGCCCGCAGCAGTACCAGATCCTGAAGGACGCGACCAAGGCGTACACCAACAAACTGGTAATCATCATTTCGTCCAACGGTCCGAATGCCCGCGGCTTCCTGTTGGGGCATTTGGAGTATTGCCGGAAGATTCTCCGCGGGACAGTCACAGGTGACGCTGCCGACTCGGTTTTCTGTTTCCTCTGCTCTGCGCCGACGCTGGAAAACGGCGACGTTGACTTGAAGGACCCAAATGTTTTGAAGGCAGCTTCCCCCGGTTGGGGCTACTCCATTCGTCCGCAGGACATGATAAACGACGCGGCAATGGCCGCAGAGAATCCGGCGCTGCGGCCGGAATTCCTCAACAAAAGTCTAAATGTTACGACAAATGCCGTTAAGGCGTGGTTCGACATTGCGGAGTTCCGTAAAAGCGACGAACGGTACAGCTGGACGCTTGCGCAGCTGGCAAAACTGCCGATCCGGTGGTATGGCGGGACGGATCTGTCCAAGCTCTACGACCTGACAACCAGCGCCCTGTTCGGGCACTACAAGGGCGTAGACATCATCATTCCGCACTGCTGGTTCCCGCGTCCGGCCGCGATGGTTAAAGCACAGCAGGATCAAATCCCGCTGTTCGGCTGGCTGAAGGACGGCTGGCTGGACATGACCAATGACAAGGTGACCAATTACCACGACGTGGTTATGTGGTACAAGAAGCGCCGCGCGGAAGGCTTTAAGATCCGGCGCGTCGGGCATGACCGTAAATTCTGCCGTGAGTATTTCGTGGAGATGAAGCAGGAGCGATTCCCAATCAAGGATCAGCCGCAGCTTTTCACGCGGAAATCCGAGGGCTTCCGGTACATCGAGAACAGCGCGAAAAAAGGGACTCTCTACTACCTGCACGCCGAGCCGTTTGAGTACTGCGTTCAGAATGTCGCCGGCATTGAGAAATCAGACGATATGGTAATGTACCAGAAGATCGAGCCGAATTTACGTATTGACGTATTCGACGCCGCCGTTTTCGCGGTGTGCGCCTATCTGGAGGATCTGACTGCCAGCAATAAGGCGGCCGGATGGTATGACAAGAAAGATGGAAAGGATGATGATGCCGATTGAAAGTCAAAGTGCAGCGCAGGTCCGCACAGGATCTGACGCTGCAAGGATTCCTGCTGGGTGCTGTAAATCAGGATACGCTTTGCGTACCCGGCTATACACGGCTGATTGACAGCCCGGACGTGCAGGCAGCCGTTGGCGGCCTTGCCGATATTATATCCAATGCGACAATTCAGCTCATGCAGAACACGCCGGACGGCGATGTCCGTGTTCGCAACGCTCTTTCCCGCTTCATGGACATTCAGCCGTGGGCACATGGCACACGCAAGGACCTGATCGCGTGGATCGTGTGGACAATGCTGACGAACAGCTGTGGAAGCGCCTTTTTGCTGCCGCACACATCCGGCGGCTTGCTGACGGAGCTGGAGCCGATGCCGGATGCGGTAGCTATGAGCGACGATAACGGCCGAAGCTACTATGTCGTGTGGCGCGGCAACCGCTTCGATTCCGGCGCGGTGCTACACTTCCGGCGCTGGCCGGACCCGGCACAGCCTTGGCGCGGCCTCGGTTTGCGGATGAGCCTGCACGATCTGGCAAACAGCCTGCGACAGACGTCGGCAACAAAGAAGGGATTTATGTCCGACAAGTGGAAGCCGAGCGTCATCGTCAAGGTGGACGCGCTGGCAGATGAATTTGCCGACGAGGATGGCCGAAAGCGCCTGGTCGATCAGTACCTGTCCAACAGCACCGCCGGCGCACCGTGGATCATCCCGGCTGAGCTGATGGAGGTGCAGCAGGTAAAGCCGCTCAGCCTCACCGATCTTGCGATTCGAGACAGCGTGGAGCTCGACAAGCGGGCGGTCGCATCGCTGGTCGGCGTGACGCCGTATATGCTCGGTGTCGGCAGCTACTCCGACAGCGACCACAACCATATGATCAAGACGACCGCGACAACCATTGCAAACATCATTTGCCAGGAGCTGACGCGGAAGCTGCTGATCTCCAGCGAGCTGTATTTTTCGATGTCCACAAGGCGGCTTTACAGCTACAGCACCAAGGAGCTGGCCGACGTGGCCGAGGGCCTGTACATTCGCGGCCTGATGGACGGCAACGAGGTTCGTGACTGGGTCGGCCTGAGTCCGCGGGAGGGACTGAACGAGCTGGTTATTCTGGAGAATTATATCCCGCGTGGAATGATCGGCAACCAGAACAAACTGACACAAGGGGGCGACGACAATGAACCGTGACAAGCAGTTGCGGCAGGTTCGCTGCGTGGCGCAGCCGTTTCAGACGCGGGCAGCGGACAATGACTTGTACATCGAAGGATATTTTGCGGTGTTTAACTCGGAATATCAGCTTTGGGATGGTGCAAGTGAGGTGATCAAGCCCGGCGCATTTACCGTCTCAATCTCCGGGGACGTCCGCGCGCTTATCAACCACGACACCAGTCTGGTGCTTGGCCGGACAAAGCCAGGCACGCTGGCACTCCGGCAGGACGACCGCGGCCTGTGGGGCAGCGTCCGAATCAACCGCGACGATGTGGACGCGATGAGCTTGTATGCGCGCGTGCAGCGTGGCGATGTAGACCAGTGCAGCATTGGTTTTGCAATCAAACGCGAAACCTTCGTGGATCTCGGAAATGGTAACTATCGTTGGGAAATTGAAGAGGTTGACCCGCTGTACGAGGTCAGCGTCTGCACCTTCCCGGCGTATGAGTCCACATCCGTAAGCGCAAGGCGGCAGGATCTGGCCGAAATTCAGAAGCGACGCGCCGAGGCATGGCGCGAGGAAATGACCAAAAAGTTAGGAGGCAAATCGTAAATGTCCGTACTTAGAGTATTGATGCTCAACAGTGAGATCGCAGCGCTTCGTTCGCAGCTCACGCCGCTGGAGCAGACGCGCGACGGCTTCGCCGCTCGCGAGGAACAGCTCCGACAGGCAATTTCGGAGGCAGCGACCGACGAGGAGCGCGGCGTCGTATCCACGGCGATTGAAACGTTTGAGCAGGAACGCAGCACAAACGCCGCAGAAATCTCCCGTATTCATGGAGAGATCGCGCAGCGCGAGGAACAAATCCGCAGTCTGGAGGCCGCGCAGACGCCGCCTCCGGCAAACAATCCGGTGCCCAACTCTGACACCGGCAACACCAACCACGAAAGGGGCAATGTAGAAATGAGCAATCCCGAACGCCGCTGGTTCGGCATGACCTATCAGCAGCGCGATGAGCTGCTGACACGTGACAGCACGAAGGAATTCCTTCAGCGGTTCCGTCAGCTCCGCGCCCAGCAGAACAGCGCGACCGGCGCTGAGTTGGGCATCCCGACCGAGTTCATGCAGATCCTGCGCGATCTGACCTATCAGAACTCCAAACTGTGGAAGTATGTCCACAGCGAATCTCTGCGCGGCAATGCTCGCCAGAACATCGTCGGCACTGCCTCTGATGCTGTGTGGACGGAGACCGTCGCCAACATCAATGAAATCGTGCTCGACTTCACACAGCTGGAAGTGGACGGCTATATGCTGGCCGGATACATGGCGATCTCCAATGCCGTGCTTGCCGACGATTCCGACCTCCAACTCCTGACCAGCATCCTTAATGCGATGGGCGAGGCAAACGCGCGGGCACTCGACAAGTCGATTGCCTATGGTACGGGCGTGAAAATGCCTGTCGGCTTTATTACCCGCCTTGCCGCGTCGGCGAAACCGTCCTGGTGGGGCAAGGATCAGGGCGACTTTATCGCGCTGAACACCAGCCACATCCTCAAACTGGATATCGACTCCACCTCCGGCGCTGCGTTCTTCGGCTCGCTGATCGAGGCGCTGGGCATTGCAGATCCGAAGTATTCGGACGGCCGCGCGTTCTGGATCATGAATCGCAAGACGCACATCCGCCTGATGGCCAAGGCGCTGGCATTTGACGCCGCTGCGGCGCTGGCCGCCGGCATCAATAACACCTTCCCGATTATTGGCGGCGATATTGTTGAGCTGGAATTCATGGCCGACAATGATATTGCGGGCGGCTTCGGCGACATGATGCGCATGGTCGAGCGCGAGGGCGCAACGATTGCATCCTCCGATATCCCGCTGTTCCTGCGGAATATGACGGTCTACCGCTCCATTGGCCGCTACGATGGCAAGCCCGCACGCGGTGAGAGCTTCGTGCTTGTAAACTTCCACAATACGCAGCCGACCACGTCGATCTCGTTCGCGCCTGATCTTGCGAATGAAAAACTGGGTACGCTGATCGTCACGACCGCAGCAGGCGCGTCGAACGGCAAGAGCATCGTCACAGTAGCCGGCAACAGCTCCGGCACTCTCAAGTACCAGACCAGCGGGCAGGCCATCGCCGTGGGCAATGGTGAGCGGCTTGGCAAGGGCTGGACGGATCTCCCCGCTACCAAGATCATCGACGGCACAACGGGTGAGACCATCACCGTTGTCGAGGTCAACGCAGAGGGCCGCGCTGTGGCTGTCGGCTCCGGCAGCGTGACCGCCAAGACCGGCGGTTAAGGAGGGCCGATATGTCAGCGGGACTGCGTATTGATTTACTCAAGGTCGATCTCGGCCTCCTGAGCTGCGCCGAGCCACAGGAACTGTATCTGCGCAGCCTGCTGACGTCGGCTGAGAACTTTATCCGCCGCCGGGGCGTGCCTCTGGCGGACGATGATACCGACGACGATCTGCTGGTTGCGTCGGTGGCTGCATGGATGTACCGTGCGCGCGGATCTGCCGACCGCGCACAGCTTCCCCGGAACCTGGACATCCAGATCAAGGATCGGCTGTGCGCGGCCAAGATGGGAGGCAACAAATGATCTATGACAAGATTCTGACCATCTGCACGCTGCGCCCCGGCAAATCGCCTGCTGTGCGAAAGCTTGGGAAAATCAGCCAGCAGTATTACGCGGAGCGCACCGTCTACGCCTCCCGCTATTATGCGGGCAGGCAGGCGGGCGCGAAGCTGGTACGAATGGTGTCAGTGCCTCGCAGCGTGTACGACCCGCCAATCGAGGCCGACCAATACTGCATCCTGGACGACGGGCATGCGTACCGCATCGACCAGGCGCAGCGTGAGCTTGATGATGACGGGCTGCCGGTCACGACGCTGAGCCTGGCAGAGCCGGAGGGTAAGTATGAGCTATACCAAGATTGAGCGCGCACTGGAAAGCGTGCTGCCGGGCGCCGTGTACAAGGTGCAGGCCCCAATCGAGGACACCAGCGGCAACCCGATCACCAGATATCTGGTGTGGACGCCGACCGGCGAACGGTACGAATATGCCGACGGAAAGCCGTTTGCAACCGTCCACACAGCGGTTGTGACGGTGGGTACGCAGACTGAGGACGACGACCTGCCGCGAAAGGTCACGGCGGCGCTGGCCGAGGCGCGTGTGGCGATGCAGCCGCCGGAGCATTCATATGACGATGAGCTTGCCACTTATTTTACGGATATTCCGTGTGAGGTGATCTGATGGCGCAATTAGAGACCAACAGCGGTTCGGATAACATCACAGAAGTTATTCGACGGATGGAAAAGGCCGACCTGTTTACAGACGAAAACCTCAAGGAGATGCTGACTGCCGGCGCGGGAATTATGCTGGATGCGGTTAAATCTGCTTTTGTCACGGCCGGACACAACTCTGTCGGGCGTGCCCGCCGGACGGGCGAGACCTACCGGCATATTGCCAAAACCCGCAACGTCAAGAAAGATAAGCATGGTGTGCCGTATATGCAAGTGACGATCAACGGCAAGGACAGCCGCAATCAGCGCTACGGCGTCAAGGGCTTTGTCCTCAACTATGGCCGCCGCACTGGCGGCAGGATCACTGCTGACCATTACTGGAGCAATGCAGTAAAAAATACATGGCAGCGTGTCAACGATTCGATGGCTGAAGTAGCGGCGCGAAAGCTGAAAGGAGAATGAAATGCCTGAATTTGATCTGCGCGGCATGAAGGCCGCAAAGTACAATTACGACAAATCGCAGAAGAAAATCACATACGGCGAGGCTATGAGCATGGGCGAGGCCATGACGGCAAACCTCGAAATGAAATTTGCCGAAGGCCGCATCTATGCCGAATCCTCGCTTTCGGAGTACATGAAGAAATGCACCGGTATGACGACCAGCGTCGGCGTGAAGTATATTCCCGCCGATTGCCAAAAGGTGCTTTATGGCTTTTATGAGCTGAGCCGGTCGGTCGGCTCTACCTCGCCGAAGACCGTCAAGAGCATGACGGCCGGCAGGACCTCGACGGGCCAGTACGTCGGACACGGCTTTTACAGCCCCGATATGATCGACGGCGTAGAGAAATTTACTGCCGTCTTTGTCCACAAGACACTGTTTGGCCCGCCCAGCCGTGTCCTTCAGACGATGGGCGAGTCGATCACTTTCCAGACGCCGACCACAAGCGGTGAGTCCCTCGTTGACGATCTCGGCCACCTGTTCGAGTGGTACACTTTTGACACCGAGGCCGAGGCCATTGCGTGGCTCGCTGCGTGCTTCACGACCGAGCCTACGGTAGTGACGGGGGCGGGCTGATGGATGTACGACTCAAAACCATGCCGTATGAGATCGACGGCCACAAGCTGACGCTCTCCTGCAACATGGATGTGCTTGCAGAGCTTCAGGCGCAGGACAGCAACCTTGGACAACTGCTGGACGGTGACCGCTCAATGCGGAACTATCTCCGGCTGATGGCTGCGATGATTAACAGCGAGCTTCGCCGCCAGGGCGTGGACGCGGCCTATACCGACGGAGACCTCGGCCGCCGCATCAGTTTCCGAGAATTTCGGAAGAACAACCACGCTGTGTTCGCGATGCTCGTTTCCGCCGTCATTGTCGATGACCCGGAGGAAGCGGAGCCGAAAACGGAGCAGCCGGAGGCAGACGAAAAAAACGCAGTGACCAGCAAGGACGACGGAACGGCATCGACTTTGCCTGGTACCTGAATATCTGGATCAATATCCTACACAACGACGAGGCCGTTTTCTGGCGGTCCATGACGCCGGCACGGTGTGTTGCACTTTACCGAGAGTATTTCAAACTCACGGGCGCACCGTGCCGGCCTTTTGCATCTGAGACGCAGCCCGCGCCTCAGGAGCAGAAGCCCGCCCGCTTGTCGTTGTCCGAATACCTCATGGGGAGGTGCAATTAATGGCAGGCCCAAGTATCAACACAAAAATCAAGCTTGACGGCGAAAAGGAGTACAAGGCGGCGCTGGCTGAAATCAACAGCGGCTTGCGGGTGCTCAAATCCGAGCTGAATCTAGCTTCGGAGCAATTTAAGGATAATGCAGGCAGCGTGGATGCGCTGAGCAAGAAAAACGACATCCTTGAACGCAGCATTCTCACCCAGCAGGAGAAGATTGAAAAGCTGAAGGAGGCTCTTCAGTACGCGGGCAAAGAGTATGGTAAGAGCAGCGAGAAAACCAATGGCTGGAAAATCGCGCTGAATAATGCCGAGGCTGAGCTTGCGAAAATGCAGGGTGAGCTTGATGCCAACACAGATGCGCTGAAGAAGATGGCAACCCCTCTGGATAAGGTCAGGAGCGCCTTTGCTGCGACCAAGGAGCAGGGCGGCGGCGTCAAGGAAGTGCTGGCAAATCTCAAGGATGAGTTTACGCTCAGCACGGATTCTGCGAATGGCCTTGGCACGGCACTGACGGATATCGCTGGGCATTTCGGCATCCAGCTTCCGGAGGGTGCATCGAAGGCTGCGAGCGCATTGAACGGCATCAACGCGGGGGCTGCGCTGGCTGTGACCGGGATCGGACTTCTGGCGGCCGCGATAGTCAAAGCAGAAAAGGCGCTGATCTCCATGACGAAGGAGAGCGCCGAATATGCCAAGGAGATTAAGACGCTTTCCAGCGTTACGGGGCAGTCCGCAGAGAGCCTTCAGGAATTTGACTACGCCGCCGAGATGATCGGCGTCTCGTCCGACCGCATCCGCGACAGCCTCAAGGAAACCACCAACAAAATGCAGGAAGCCGCGACGGGCACAGGCGACGCCTATGAGGCGTACAACAAGCTCGGCGTGGAGATCACCGACGTGGACGGCCAGCTGCGCAGTGCGGAGGACGTGTTTTACGACACGATCGACGCCCTCGGCGACATGAAAAACAAGACGGAGCGGGACGCACTGGCGATGGACCTCATGTCCGAGTCGGCGCAGGAGCTGAATCCGCTGATCGAGATCGGCAGCGACGGCCTCAAGCAGTACGCCCAGGAGGCGCACAGCATGGGCTACGTCCTCGATAATGAGGCGCTGACGGCGCTTACCGAGGTGGACGACGCATACCAGCGACTGCAAAAGTCGCAGGAGGGCGCGAAGAATCAGCTTTCTGCTGAGTTCGCGCCGTATCTCACGGAGTTTTATGAGAAGATCACGAAGCTTATCAGGGACGGCGGGCAGGCGCTCAAGGACTCTGGCCTTATGGACTCCTTTGGTATGCTGCTGGAGACTGTGGGCGACATTATCGCGCCTACCGATCAGCTCTCGTCGGATACCGTGCCAAAGCTCACGGAGGCGCTTCGCCCGCTGGCCGAGATCATGGCGGGCATTGCAGACACCATTGACTTTATCAGCGGTGCGGCGACCGTCCTCACGACCGGTATATGGGACTGGGATAAGTGGTCGGGCGGCTGGAAGCAGATGGGCAAGGCTGCGGGCTTCGGATACTCCTACGGCAACGGCAACAACACGCAGACACTCAAGGAAAAATGGGAGCAGACCGATATCAACCGCGCGACCAGCGCGAACGGCTACGGCCAGTATTACGCAAACGGAAAGTGGTATTCCAATTATGAGAGCTACCTCCGCGACGAATGGGAAAAGTCAGGGGCAGGAACTACCTTCGAGTATTGGAAAATGCAGAAGGGCTATAACGCCTCCGGCACGGACTACTGGCGAGGTGGGCGGACGCTGATCGGCGAGTACGGCCCGGAGGAAGTCGTGCTGCCGCAAGGTACGCGCATCCTGACGGCGCAGGAAACCCGGCAGGCGTCGGGAGGCGATACATTTTACATCACGATCCCGGCCAATACGGTAAAGGAATTCAACGATATCGTCAACATCGCGCGAAATAAGCGAAGAACGGACAGAATGGGGGTGGATAAGGAATGAGTATAACACAAAGTCTCTACTCCAAGGCCTTCGCGTTTCTTGACCCCGACAACCGAGGATCGAATGTGCATACTGGTTCGCAAGTAACACTTAGGACATATGAGAGCCGGCTCCTTGTAAAGTTCGAGAGCCTGCCGGATCAATTTAGGTTTAAACGGATATCTGGTGCGCAACTGTTCTTTTATTTCTTGGCAACCGAGGGTTCCTATGACTGGTATGATGCGCATGCAAACACAAAGGAATTTGACGAGAAAACTGCAACGTGGGACACATGGAATGAGACTGGTTACAATCTCGTATTCCAGCGTAAGGGCGTTGGGAACGCCCCGGTATGGGCAGAGTTCCCTTCCGCATCAATCTTATTTGGTGACGCTGTTACCTACGGTATAAGATTGCAATCTTCTCTTTTAAATGCTAAGCCATTTACCGTACAGACGAGCGGTGCAAACAGACCGTACCTCGTATTGACAATAGATGAAAGCGCCACAGCGGATACGCTGAATATATCAAGTATGTCGCCCAATGCCGGAGCGATTGACAAGTATCGCGATGTTCTTTTCACGTGGAGCTCAACAGCCCCATACCCATGTGCTCCGAGACTCGTCCAAGCCTCTGCAACTTTTCAGTGGCGCACAGGTCCTAGCGGAACGATCCATTCACACAGCGTCTCCGGAAACACGAGTAGTTTCACCGTCCCAGCAAAAACTTTTACAGGGACGAGTGTCCAATGGCGGATCGTTGTGACCGCAAACAGCGGCAAAACAACGACATCGGACTGGGTAACGTTATCGACCGCAGATGCAGAGTCAACGGCGGCGATAAAATCGCCGAAAGGCGAAATCGTAGACGCATCGAGGCCGGTAGCGTTTGCGTGGACTCACATCATTTCTACCGGCACGGCCCAGACCAAGGCGGAGCTGCAAATCTCGACGGATATGCAGACATGGACGGCGCTTGCGACGGTGACCGGCGCGGAGATGACCTACACCGCCCCGGCAAACACGCTCGGGAGCGGGACAAAGTACTGGCGCGTACGGACGTACAATACGGACAACGCGGCGGGCGCATGGAGCGACGCGGCGGAGTTCATCTGCGTCGGCGCTCCGGCGGCTCCGGCGGTTTCAATCAAGTCGCAGTCTCCGCGCCCGGTTATCGGCTGGCAATCATCGGAACAGCTGGCCTACCAGGTGGAAATCGACGGCGTTTACAGCTCCGGCACGTACTACGGCACGGACAAAACGTGGACGGCGCCGATGTACCTCGAAGATGGTGAATACATTGTGCGCGTCCGCGTGCAAAACGAATACGCCATGTGGTCTCCATGGGGATCGGCGGCGCTGCAAGTAGCCAACACGGCGGGACCGGCGATCAATCTGACGGCCGAGGCCGGGGACACGGTGCGCCTCTTCTGGAGCGCTGCCGGAGGGTATCACTACAACTTTTACCTGATATACCGCGATGGGAAGCTCATCGCAAAAACGACAGAGCACACATACACGGATCTGCGTTCCATCGGCAGCGTAAGCTACCAGGTGCGCGGGTGCTTTGCTGCAAGCTCCAATTACCGGCTGTCCAACACAATGACGGTGACGGCATCCGTGCCGTGCGTGACGCTGATCGATCTTGATACAGGCGATGTGCTGCCGCTTCCCTACTCGGCCAGCACACACCGCACGACGGGGCGCAATCTGAGCCGGGGCGTACAGTCCGTGCAGCTTGCCGGGCGGCGATATCCGACGATAGAGCGCAGTATGCACTATGCGGAGACGATATCGGTTGCGTGCGCATTCCGCGAGGCGGAGGACTGCGCGGCGCTTGAGGCGCTTGTGGGCAAGATGGTCGCGGTAAAAACGCCGGAGAGCAAGATGGTGAGCGGGTGCCTCTCGGTGCTTGCGGCCACTGCGGACGGCGGATTTTACACGACGTATCAGTTCGATGTGGAACAGGCGGACGTGGAGGAGGTAGTGGACATTGATTCGTGATGTATCTTACAAAATCAATGTGCTTCGCGGCGGAGCGGAGTTCAAACAGCTTTCGTGGGCGGCAGACGCCGCCCCGAATGTCTACGTCCGCAAGGACTCGGAGATCAAGGGCAGTTTGTCGGCGGAGGTTTATCCGGACGCCGACGTTGATCTGCTGTCCGACGAGCTGCAACCCGTTCTTGTCCTCGACGGAGCCGAGACACCGCTCGGCGTATTTCAGGCGACCACAGTCGAGGAGATCATGGACGCATACGGGCGGCGGCTCCGGATCGAGGCATACGACCGATGCTGGCGCGTCCAACAGAGCCGCACGGAGGGCCTCTATCACATCGCCGCGAATACGCCGTATCTGACGGCGGTGCAGCAGCTGCTTACGGCGGCGGGCATCAAGCTTGTGCTGGCCGTGCCGTCCTCGGCGGTGCTGGCAACGGATCGTGAGGACTGGGACACTGGAACGGACTTCCTGACGATCTGCAACCAACTGCTGGAGGAGATCAACTACAATCCGGTATGGTTTGACGGCCGCGGCATCTGCCACTTGGAGCCGTACAAAGCGCCGACCGGCGGCAGGATCGATCACGCATACAGCAGCACAGATCTGAAGCTCGCACCGATCACGGACGACCACACGCAGGAGGTCGATCTATTTGATGCGCCGAATGTTTTTGTGCGGATCTGCTCAAATCCTGATAGAGGCGCGCCGCTGACGGCGACTGCCGTCAACGACTCCCCTACCTCCAGCACGTCCACTTTCCGGCGCGGGCTGCGCATCGTTGACGTCGCAAAGGTAAACAATGTCGCCAGTCAGGACGAGCTTCAGGAGCTGGTCAACCGTCTGCGCAACGAGTCCATGCATGCAACCAAGACGATCACCTTTTACACGCTGGCGACAGGCGGCCATGGAGTCGGCGATATCGTATCGATCGACGATCCGGACATCGGCGGAATATGGGAAGAGACTGAGTGGTCGCTCACAATGGCCGTCGGCGAGCTGATGCAACACACCGCGAGAAGGGTGGTGATCGCGTGACGGGCCTTACAGAATATACTGCAAAAGCAGTGACGGAGCCGGAGCGCATCGCACTCGCGACTGTGGCAGCCAAGTACGCGGACGGGCTATCGCTGATCTTTGACGGGCAGGACGCCGCAACGACGAAGCACTACAAATGCAACACGGCGGTGACCTTTGCGGCTGGGAGCCGCGTCGTCTGCCTAAGGATTTCCGGAAGCTGGGTCGTGGCGTTCGCTTTTGGAAATCCAGCATGACGGTGCCAGACTTGGACACCGAGAAGGGAGAAATCATATGATTACAATCAACGCAAGCAGGCGTGAGCCGATCTGTCTGCGGCATCAGGGCGAAAACGACGCAATGCGGGTAGCCTTCCCCCTTTCAGCTTTTGAGGCAGACTGGCCGGGCGGCACACCTTTGCTGCTAGTCCAGCGTCCGCGCTCCAGCAGGGACGCGGAGGCGTACCCCGTGGCGCTTTCCGTGGACGGCCACACAGCGTATTGGACGGTCAGCGCATCGGACGTCGAATACTCCGGATATGGCAAGGCGCAGCTCCAGTGGCGCGTGGAGGACGTTCTTGTGAAATCCTGCATCTATGACACGGTGTGCGTTCCGTCGCTCCATGCAGGCGCGGAGCCGCCTGACGAGCCGGCCAAGCGCTGGTTCGATGCGATTCAGGCGCAGATCGGCAATCTGAACGACCTGACAACAAAGGCCAAGGAGAACCTTGTCGCGGCTGTCAACGAGGCGGCACGATCCGGCGGAGGCTCCGGAGGAGCGGGCACCATCGATATGCGCGTCGCGGATGGCTACATCCAGTACAGCAACGACGGCGGCGCGACGTGGGAAAACCTCATTGCCATTGCCGATCTAAAGGGCGCAGACGGTAAAGACGGCACAAACGGAAAGAATGGCGTGACGCCGACGATCGGAGAAAACGGGAACTGGTATCTCGGCACCGAGGACACCGGGAAGCCGTCGAGGGGTGAGACCGGCCCGCAGGGCGCAGACGGTAAAGACGGCACAAACGGAAAGAATGGCGTGACGCCGGATATCCAGATCGGGACGGTGACAACGCTGCCCGCAGGAAGCGAGGCTACGGCCAGCATGGGCGGAACTGCCGCGCAGCCTACGCTTAACCTCGGAATCCCGAAGGGCGCAAACGGGGACAATGCGAATGTCACGAAGGATGCGGTTGTCGGCGCGCTCGGGTTTACGCCCATCGGAGCGGATGACGTGCCGGTTAAAAGCGTGAATGGCCAGACTGGCGCGGTTAAAACGAGCTGGTATTTCAATGTGACCGGCAGCGTGGAGTCCCCCGCGACGACGCAGACGGTTGCTCAGATCGTGGCCGCGCAGACGGCGGGATTTGCGCCTATCTGCAAGGCGGTACTCTCGGAGTTTAACGAACTTCCGGCGACACTTCCGGCGCTGCTGATCTCCGACATGGTCTGCGTTTTCGGCGGGATCGGGACAATTAACGGCATTACTTCTTACCTCGCTGTTATGATCAACGCCTTTGGGACTCTGGAGGTGACAACGAGCGATGTTGCATCCAAGGATGATATCCCCACGCTTCCGACGGAACTCAAAAATCCTTATTCGCTCAACATCAAGATCGGCGATACGACGACGAGCTACGACGGAAGCGCGGCGAAAACCGTGACAATTCCGGAGGGCGGCGGTGCGGATGCATCGCTCGGCATTACCGGCGCGGCTGCCGGTGAATTTCCGAAAGTGTCGGCGGTGAACGAAAACGGTGCGCCAACATCATGGGAAACTGTGGAAAGCGAAGGGGTGACGCTCGGTGGAGACGCACCGGCTCCAACGGATGCACAGGTGTCCTCGGCGGTGAACACTTGGCTGACGGAGCATCCGGAGGCGA